TTATTCTACTAATACTTTTACTTCTTTTGTTTCAAAGGGTTTGCCTTCAATTCCATAAACTGTTCTACAGTTTCCTTTAATTAAAATGTTCGGATTTTCAATCAAAGAGGTTTTGTCTATTTTATCCTTTATTTTCAAATCAGATATTTCAAATATTATTTCGTTTTCCGATTCGGTAATTGTTCCCAAAAGCTTTTTTTCAAATGGCTTTTCCTTTGATATAGTAAATTCATCGATATATTCACTGTCGTCTCCAGTTAAACTTGGTCCTTCAATGAAACGTTTTTTTAATTCTTGATGAAATCCAAGTTGTTCTGCTTTTGATAAAAATGAAATCTCAATGTTATTCAGATTTTTATAAAGTCTAATAGTTTTTTCCTCTTCGATTGGCACAATTCGAATGGTCAATTCAAAGTTGTCATTTGACTGATACGTTTCTTTGTCAAATTCCAAATACAGATTGGTGTTTTCAAAATCATTTTTTGAGCAATTTAATGCTAAAATTGAAATCAGGAATATTGTTAAGGTGTTCTTCATTCTCAAAATGTACTACAACAATTATATACCCAATTGGGTATACCTCTCTTATATCACTTACAAATTTAGTGAATATTCAATAGATTTCAAATTATTTGTTTAATCAATGTATAAAATTTTGTAGGCTTTGCTTTTGACTAAGGTTATTGACTTTTTGATTTGAAAACTAATTAATTAAGTTTTTTAAAAAACCTAAATATTTTGATTCGATTTATTAGCAAAATCATCACTATTCCAAAAGCAAGAAATAACCAAAACCATCCCCAAAATCCAAAAGAATTATCCCGATCAACAGTAGTGGTTTTTTCATCTTCTTTTTTATCAATTTCAATAGTTGAGTTATCAGTATGATTTGAAGTGATCTCTGTTTCTGTTTTCGTAGAATCAATTTCGTTTATTGTTTCTTTTTCAATTATGGTGTTAATAGATTCTTGTCCATCCACTATCATAGGTTTTTCACTATCAACAGGTCTATAAACGACCTTATTTACTTCCCGAATTATAAAGGCGTTCGTTTCAATATTGATGTTGTCGTTTTTTACTATATCCTTCTTTTCTATTGCTTTTACAAGACTTGAAGATTTTTGCATTACACGTTTTCGTGTACCACAACTTACTAGTAAAACAGAGACTGCTAATATTTTAATGAATAGTTTCATCTATTATAGTTATTGTAGTTTCTCTAAGCCCTTGCAAAGCTTTGTGAAATAGTTTGGTAGTTCTAACACTTGATGTAACATCATAATAACCGTCTTTATTTAGATCTTTCAGGTTGATACCAGGAGCAATGCAACCATTTAATTTTTTCCAAAAATTTGCAGGATGTATTTTACATTCTGATCTATTTGGTACTTGTTTAATTTCCCATAGTTCCATATCAAATTTGGGTGAGTATTCCAGTACCAGAGGATAAGTTCCTGCTGGTATTCGGCTTACATTCTTTTTATTATTTCGATCACCACGCTCTAGGCATAATGATCCGAAAATGGGTTGACCATTGTTATCAATCACAAGCAACCCACCAGTACTCTGGTTTTTGTCGTTCCAATATCTTGGAAGTATTACACGCTTATCCATTTTTTTTGTTTGAGTTTTTAAAAGGTTCAAGATTCATGTCTTTATTAAACCTAGTTATTTTACTAATCCAAGAAGTAGGAGGGAAGGTGCCTTTGGTAATGATAGAGCAATTCATTAAGGCAGAACCAGCAGGATACACAAAAACCATTAACCGACTGATAACACTAAAATAGTCGGTGATAAAATTCCCACCACCGAGTATGTGTTTAAAACCTTCGATTAAGTATCCTACTGCAATAACAAGAAAACACTTCACTACGAACCCCTTAATGTTTTCTTTCATAGAGAAATCACGTTTTACAAAAGCATGGATGTATGATCCCAACAAATGATCTACTATTATCGCCCCCATAACAAACAGGACATATACAAAGTTGATAGAGAACCATTCCATTATTTTTTCAATCAAAAAAGCGAAAGGAGAGGTAACCAAAGAAATATAAAAGGTTGACTTAACCTTTGTTAATACAGTTCCGGTATGAATATTTATCAGGTTCTTATAGATAAATGTTTTCAAAAGGATTAAAATTGTTTTCATGATGTATGTTTTTTAATTTATAAATCTAAAATTCGGTAAGCCACGTTAACTTTAATTGTTCCTAAACCGCCTGTTGTTGCTGTTAAAAAAGATAGATTAAGAGCTGAGTTCCCTACAGTATCCGCAGTGGTATTTGCATCTCCAGCATCACCATCGTAATCAACTATTGTAAGTTTGTGAATTATGATACCGATGAAATTAAGCCTGAGTTCGTCGTTTCCGGTAGCAGGGATTATTAAACCATTTCCCAAAAAAACATGATAAGCTGGATCAGTACTATAAGCTGTGGTAAGATTCTTAGATATTGACATTGAAACAATATCATATACCTTATCGACTCCCGGGCTAGGTAATATTTGAACAGGAGAAGTTGTGATGGCATGATCGGTAAGTGTCAAAGTAAGATATTGAATTGCTGATGCTTCACCGCCTGCTACATTAATAGTTGCAGATGGAGTTGTACCAGATACAGTTACACCACCTGTAAAAGTGATATCAGTTACTCCGGTTACAGTGTTTGTTCCATCAGTTACATTTACTCCAGATTCACCACCCACTTTATTCCAACTAGTTCCATTGTACACATTAAGATCATGTGTATTATTCATATACATCCACCCGGCCACTGGGCTTGAAGGATCAGTAGGATTTGTGTCAAATCGTATTACATCAACAGCCGGATTTTGAGCAAAAGAAAAGGATGTAATTATAATCGCTAATAATCGAACTAAATTTTTCATAAATACATTGTTTAAAGGATTTTATATTTTAAGACCGTCATAATAGAAGGACAAGTTTTCTTCAGTTGTATAGGGTAGAATAGTGACATCAGCTATGATAAATCTATTTGCAGCATAATTACCCATTATCAGATCCCCGACTTCAATGACCAGCTCATTTGTGCCAACTTTTTTCATCACTTGGTAACCATCAATTACTACCCATTTTGTGATTTTTTTGACTACTGTAATGTTTATGTTTCCTTGATTTGTGGCATCAGCAATGGCATTGCTTTCAATGTTGTGATCACTTACTGAAAATGCAGAATACGTACCATCTAAACCTGTTAAGATTATTCTTTTGGTATTTAAGTAGCCATTAAACTGTGATAACCTCTGTACAGTTCGTTCAGTATTTTCTTTAGAGATAAATAAGTACAATTTGGTGTTTTCCTGACTAAAAAAATTGTTGTAAAAATTTTGGGACAATAAAATATTCTTAACCAGTAGATATTCACTTCCTGCAATATTTGCTGAAATCAAGTCTTTATCATACACCACGGTAGAAGCATCAGTTTGATTACCTAATTGCCTTTTATAGTCTACTGCTGCAAATGGAAGTTGATAAACATTGGTTAGTTGTAACGCTTTAATAACTAAGGATGTGAAAGCAAACTCTGCGAATAATACTTGGTTCTGTACTGCATTAACAGAAGTTTCACTTAAAGCGTTCTCGATAGTAAGACCTTGAGCAATTTGCTGATAAACATCTACAAAGCCCTCATTAATTTTCTGATAAGCCGTTCTTAACGGATCACCGTTATCATCGTTTGGAGTTTGCCCTATATCAATTGGCTGAAATGTTGCCATAATTTTATATTGTTGTTGCGAAATTATCCGCAGTTATTATCGTATTATCAGCTGTAATGAGAGTTGTGTCTGCTGTGAACCTTTCTTTTTGAAAATCGATAAATATGATATCGTTTCCCCCTTCGAGACCGAAGCGTTGTCCATTACAAAATTCTATTTTATGTTTTTCTGCCATTACAATACTCCTATGGTTATTCCTGCTGCTTGTGTACCGCTGATAATTCGTGCGGTACTATCGTTTATATCAAATGTGATATCTAATATTTGCACCCTGATTAATACTCTTGCACCACCTCCAAATAAAGGATCGATGGCAATGTTTCCTGATAAAGCAAATTGTAATGTATCACCTGGGCCTATTCTAATGTCAAATGTTTCAGTAGGATATGATGTTGTTAGTGGTGCTACATACTCCACACCTGGTTTTTCATATTCCTTATGATTAACATTCGTACCATTTTTAAAAACCGTGAAACCCGCTTTAGAAGAAGCCCTAAAACCTTTAGTAGTTAATTCTGCTGAAATTTTATATTTCACTGTCATGAAGTTATTCAAAAGAGAAGGTGATAGGTCAAAATCATAATCACTAAGAATTAGATTTGCCGTTGAAAACTGTCTCGTTTTGATTAACCTAGCAGTATATTCAGTGAGTTTAATAATGCTAACCGTGTCTATTGCGATTTGTCCATAATTATCGGTGATAGTAATCTTTAGTACCGATGTATTCGAACCAATCCTGAATTGAGTATTGAGCGTATTTGTAAAAAACAATAAACCATCTCCAGAGATTTTTTTCCATAGTATTGATACAATAAAAGAATTGGGAGTTGTGGCAGTTGCATTGATGTTGATAAAATCTAAACTATTTCCTGAGATATCTGGGCCCGCATCTACGCTAATCGGTAAAATCTCTATGTCTTCATGCCCATAAAATGTTTCATTATAGAATCCAGTGGTAATACCGTTAGATAAATCCCACTCAATATTCAATGGGTAGTAGTTTTTTTTACCTCGATAAGAAAATGCTATTAAAGTTGAAATCCCGTATAAACCAGTAAATGAAACATCTAAGCTAAGATGAGATTCTCTGTAAAGGTTGCGATAGATATCAGCGATAGTTTTAGCATACCGCTTAGAGTTTATTTGATATATATCATCAGACCAGCTTAAATTATCTGCTCTATCTCCTGAGGGATAGGTATAATCCATAAAATCAACTTTTAGCGTGTCATTTTGTTGAATTTCAAACCCTAATTCATTGATGTCATACGTAAATACATTTTGTTCAGAGTTATTGATGTTGTATACAATTTCGGGGTTGTTAATTTTGATATAGTTACTTTGACCAGATCGCTTAACAAAAACAAAGTTGTTCATATCTTTGATGGGGAAAATGTCAAAGTCGACTAAGACTACATAGTATTTACCTTCAAAGAAATAAGTATTACGGATTGATATTTCCTGACTGTATCGAAATACATTTTGAACTCTTGGCACTTTAGTGCTTAATAATTTTGTAGAAGATTTAAGATCATCAGATAAAGTAATGTCGATTTCTCTGGTTTGAGAATATTCTTCATTTATTTGATTTACATATGTTTCGGTTGATACATAGCCTACTTCCTCAATATTGATGTCGTCAATAGTAATGTTTAAAATACTTTCTTGTTCTGTGCCTCCAATTGGCCTATATAAGCGTACATCTAAAAAACCACTTTGTTTCACAATGAAATCTTTAACAGAGATAGATTTTCTATCTTCATTAAAGCTTAAAGTGTATACTACCTCTTGATCAACTGTAGCCCCATCAAAATCACTTATTAAGATAGATATACGAATAAGATCATTCCATTTCCCTTGATTTGCTAAAGACGTGTCTGAAGTAGCCGAATCAATACTAGATCTGTTGATTGATAGTTTTGAATTGAATTTGAGCTTTTGTCCAGAGGTTACGTAAATTTTATTTCTTAAATATAAATATTGGGTTGGATCAAAAGCTTCGAAATTAAAGAGTAATAACTTATTGGTTTTTACATCAACAGTAACCCAAGTAATTCCATTTTGATCAGGACTATAATTATTAAAAAACAAATTTCTGGGATTGTAATTACCAGAGCTTTGTGCTGTAATTACCCACCCATCACTTTTTTCTTGAAACCAAATAGAAGGTATCTTAACCTCTTCAATGGATTGATTGATTGTTATCTCTTTGAGTGGAGAAATAACTGATATCTGAGGAGCTACTAACGCATTATTGGAACAATCAATAGGTTTTCTGGTAATAAGAACAGTTTCTTCAAATACCCCATTTAAATCATAAACTCTATAGGTGATTTTTTTGCTAATCTTTTTATTATACCCTAAAACAAACCAGTTACCATATTCATGAAAAATAGAGCATAAAGAATCTTGTAAGATGATTTCTAAAATTTGATAAGCATTTTTCTTTTTCTCCTTTTCTTTAAAAACCTTTCCATTAATGTAGATAGAATCCCACTGGGTGGTTTTGTTTTTTATAGCTGGAGAAAAATAAAGTTTTCCCTGATTTCCGGTTAATGAAAGAGAGGCAGTAATAAATTGGATATATGTAAAACTATTCTCATAATACGGGTCTGGTAATGTTTTTCCTTTGAGACGCCCTAAACCACAAGTGGCAATAAAGTTTACAAAGAACTGACCATTTTCATAAGGCTCATTATATTGTTCAGGTAATAAAAATCCTTTCCATAGAAGTATTTCTGTAGCAACATTATTTTGCAATCGTATGGTATACAATTCTACTCGATATCGTGTTTCGTTTCCAGTATATAAATCAAAAAAACGACCATCTTCAGCACGATCATCAAGCATACTGAAATTTAAATTAGACCCAATTATAGGAATATCCTTTTCTTCTCCACCGTTCCATATCAACTGAATAGAATCCTTTTGTGACTGTTCAAGCGTTGTCACTAAACCAGTATTATTGGTATCAAAGATTTTAATATTGAAGCAGTTTTTAGCCATTAGGTCAATCTCTTATTTACATTGTCAGTTCGTTTTAAAAGCAATCTTAGTTTCGTGCCTTCGATCTCAAAACCACCACCTAATACAATAGGTTGAGGGCTACGATTTCCTAGCATACCAGATAAGTTTCTTTGTTGATTTTGGTTTAGTACTAGCTCCCCCGAGTTTAGTCTTGCGAGAATTCTATCTCCATGAAATGAAGAACCCCCAACCACTCCTCCAGTTTCAAATTTTGGAATCGAAGCAAAAGCAGCAATAACACCAGCAATCGCAGCAGCAATAAAAGCAGGTGTTGTAAATATTGCTCCTGGCCCTGTAGCAGTTCCAGAAGATACTGCACCTGCGATAGCACTGGCTAATGCTTGAGCTAAAAACATTGATATTAATTCTGTTACAGTTGCCAATAAAGATTTGGCAAAACCTTCTAGACCATGTTCTGCGAGACCCAAACTATCTACAAAAGCTGAAGAAAAATTTTGAAAAGCACCAGTTAGGCCATCTCCTAAACTAGCTTGTAAAGCCTCAGAGAATTCTTGAGTTTTTTGTCTAATATTCGCTAATCTTATTAAGTAATCGTTTGCGAATTGATCCAATTCTTCATTAAAGCTATCTGTTTCTAATCCAGCTATAGCTAGATCACTAGATGCTAGACCTAATGGTTCTACATTACCAACACTTTCAACATTAGGAGTAGGGTCTGGGCCTGAAAAATTACGAACTGCATTATTAGCCCTATTCAGTGATTCAACGAATTTTTCATTATCCGTAATAAATGAGGTTAGTCGATCTTGAAGTATTTTTAATTGACTCTCTTCTTTAGAAAGGTTTTTTGCAACGCTAGAAGCTGTACTAGCAGCAAATTGAGAAGCATTTCCAGTACTTAAAAGTGCATTACCTAGATTCTGCCAAATAGAGGGTTTAACGGCATCTAGTTGACCCAATTGCAAATCTAATAACCGTTTTTGAACTTCTACCAACTTATCTTGAGCAGCTAATACTTTTGCTTTAATTAGTAAAGATTCTATATAATCATCAGTAGCTTTCTTAGCTTCCTCCGTATTAATTGTTTCTAAAGTTAGATTGCTTAAATATTTAGGAGATAAGTTGTTAAGTTTCTTAATAGCATCCAAACGTTGCTCTTTACTTAACTTATCGTTCTTAGCAACTCTTAAATATCGATCAAGTTGAGATTTCTCTTTTGCAATACTTTTAGTAGCTTTTCCTGTAATTTTATTAAATTCTTCTGTTGCGTTTGTTAGTGGTGATAATCTACTATTCGCAATTAAGAAAGCTCCAGCTAATGCAGTAATTGCTATTGCAAAAGCACCAATAGGATTTGACGCAATGGCAACTGATAAACTTTTTACTAAGGGGATTAAAGTACTTATGTTTCTTATTAGAGTTCCGGTTATTACGATAAGTGGCCCTAGTGCAGCAACAAAACCAGCAATGACTAAAATTGTTTTCTTGGTCTCATCGCTAAACCCTTGAAATGTTTTCGCAGCTTCTTTTAAGTTTTCTATAGTTGGTTTTAGTGCATCTACAATTAAACGTCCGAAATCTTCACTAATATCTCCGATTATGTTTCCTAATTGTTTAAATGAGCCAGTTCCAGCTTCAGCTGCTGCTGCGGCACTACCACCATATTGTTTTTCCAGTTCATCAAGAATTATGGTTTGTGCTTCAGCTAATCGATTTGTTCGTGCTAACGAATTGATGGTTTGTTTTTGAGCTTTAGAAAACTGAATACCACTCCGACTTAATGCAGACAAGTTTGCAACAGGATCATTCAAAGCTTTACCTAACTGAATAGATGCACTTTTTAGATCACCATCTAATCTTGTAGCTAGATCCAATGCAGCTTCTTGCGTTCTTCTAAATTGATCATTTGCGATATTGGTAAACGTCAATAGCTGCGAGGTTACTCCTTTTAGAATTTCTTCATCCCCAAATAGTGAATCATCTTGCAACGAGGAAGCCATTGCCTGAAGCTGTTCCGAAGTGAACCCCGCTGCATTCCCTGTTGTTTTTATACCTCGTTCGACCTGAGCAATGGCTTTTGCTTGTTTGTCAAAGTTTTTAATGGCAGCAAGACCAGAAGCAACTAATGGAGCTGTTAAACTAACAGTTAGTTTTTTTCCTACTTGTTGAAACTTTTTACCTAATCTATCTAGTTTTCTAGATGCATTTTGCATACCAGTTGAAAACTGTACCAAATCAGCTAAAAACTTTATGTTAACTATTGGTGCTCCCATTGTTATCTATTTTTTCCCAAGCTTCCTTTATAGATTTTAATTGTTCTTCAGGTGTACGGTGATCTTTTTTGGCTTCACCATGTTCATCCCAAGGAAAAAGAATGGTGTCTTTTAGCTTATTTATCTTTTTGCTATGTGGCCCAGATGTATAAAAACAGATCCATCTAGTTTGTTCCCATTTTTCCTTGCTAAGGCGTTCTAACTTTCTGGAATACCCATTAGCAATATTTTGAAACTGTCGAGGAGTTAAATTGTAGAAATATGAAATGCTTAAACCCATCTCTCCACAGGCGATCGATTCTAAATCGTCAAAAGTCAAGGAAGAAGAAGGCTCTACTTCCTCGCTTTTGACTTTCCCGAGCCAACGGAATTATTTTTTTTATTCGGTTGTTTTTGCTCTTGGTTTATTTGAAAGTTCTTCATGATCTGGTTGAGCTTAGATTGATCATTCATAAGTTCATCCAGAAGATCGTCTGCTGTAAATTCTAAAGCTTCTTCAGTTTCTGACTGGATTGCAGTACGTAAGAGGTTTGCGAATATGTACCAAGCTGAAAGGCTCATTGATTTACCTTTTTTGGGTATCATTTCTTGTACTTTCTTTTCGTATTCATCCATATATTCAAGACCATACAATTCCATAAAAAGCCGTCTTGCTTTCATTTTGAATTGATATTGATACTGCTTACCCTGAATCTGTATAACTCCTTTGGCTTGCATAATTTTATTGTATTAGGTTATTGTTTCGATTAAAATATCTCCATCCACTAAAAATGAGAATGTTGCAGTTCCAATCTGTTGATTATCTCCTGTTATACCCGAACTTGATACATAGCATTTACCAGAGATTTTGAAGTCTCCTACAACTCCTGTAGTAAATTCCCAGTCTAATAGAGTTTTGTTAATTTGAAATTTCATTAACTCAATGGGATCAACAAAAGGTGTTGGAGGATCTGGTGCTGCCGGATCAGGTACTTTATCTGCCAATAACGCATCTGTTGATAGCGTTCCCGAATAATTACCCATTGATATTTTTGTTCCTGTTATATCTTTACTCGCTAACTCCTCGTTTGCTGTAGATATTTCTAAGCTACATGATGTAGCATGAAAGAGGGGATCACCCTGAAACTTTAATCTTAGATTCTCACCTCTATAAAATTGTCCTCCTGCCATTGTTCTATGTTTTAATTATTCTTAAATAGTTGATATGTTGAAGTCATTATGTATTCCTCAGTCTTATCTGGATTTGCTGCGGATTCTGTGCCTTGATCAAAAAACTCTTTGTACTGTTTAAAATGAATTGTCAACCCATCTATCAAATCACATAATGCATCATAATCAGTGTTTACAATTCGTATTTGTATCTCATATTCATATAGCCCTTGTTTTGAAGAGTTTGGTTTTCGATCTACTCGATAGACACAAAAAGGATACTCATCTTCAATAGGAGCATAAATGGGACTGATTCTTCCATCAAAAGGAGAACTATTTGCCACATCAAAAGCTTTGATATTTGCACTTACTAAATCAGATGTTTGTTTCATCACAGTCGATCAATTAATTTTTGAATGTATTTTTCAGTAGATATCAATGCATCTTTATTCACTTTTCCCTCTGTTTTCTGTTGGGCACGATTCATAAATGGATTTGCCGGAATACTACTTTTTTTCCCTCTGGCATTAAACCTTCTATTTCCTCTTCGATTTCTTTTAAATCCTGTTCTGTATACGTTATGACCAAAAATCACAAATGCACGAGCGTAAAAACCATCATATTTCCCAGAGGATTTAGGCCTTACAACAATCATCGGGTTCTTTGCTTTACGAGCAACTTGAACCCCAATAGACTTTCGAGTATTCCCCGGCTGAATTTCTTTTCCTCCTTTTAAAGTGTGTCTTTTATCACTTTTAGGAGCTTCCTGTCTCGCAACCTTAACTGTTGTTTGTGCTGATCTACGTAAGATTTTAATAATCTCTTTGCGCTTTGCTTTATCAGGTAAGGTTTTGATCTTTCTCACCAATTCATCAAACCCTTTTATTTCAACAATCGATTTACTCACGTTTTTCGCAATCTATTTTAAAGAACTTTTTACGTTGAATTTCTTCAACTCCATAAATTTCAAATTCATCAGTATGATCTCTTATAAACAAGTGTTGTATCTTTTCATTAGCAATTATGGGATCATATCGTATGATATATTGATGCTCATTAATCGTTACTTCTTTATCATCAAGAGCTTCATCACTTTTTAATAGCTTCTTATTTGCCCAGACTGTTGTTAATGCTGTTTCTGTATACGTTTCTGCACCTGTTGAGCTTCTACTTTTGTTACGTTTGATAATTTCAATACGTCTATCCATACTTCCTATATACACCTCTGGCTTATTCATTTAGGTAAATTTTTTATAAGGCCTCATAAGTGCCATTGCTCTGGTATTAATGATTTCTGCACGATCTGTTCTAAATTCATATAGATCAGAAATAATCAGTAAAATGGCTTGATATACAGGTTTAGGAATTGTGGTTAAATCAACACCTGCCACGTAGCTGATTTGAACCGTATTTGATTTTTTTCCTACTTCAGGAAATGGAATATCAGAATCATAATAGAAGACAGGTTTTGCTCCATAAAATTCTTGATATGTATATCCTTCAATTAAGGTTTGTAAAACATTATTTTTATTTAGATACTTTACTGTAAATGCACTTCCTAACAATGGCCCAAATTCTAAAGCGAAATAGTTTAAAAAAGCATTACTGTTAATTACGACATCTCGATTTTTGATAAACCAGCCCAAATAGTTTTCTGCTGTATCTATAGCAGAATCAATCATCCCTTGTATCAATGCATCTTCATATATAAAATCAATCTTGAGATGATTTTTGGCATGCTGAAGGGATACAAATTCAGGTTGCGGGTCTTTAATCGAGATGTTGTAATTCAGATTCATTTTATTCTTCGCTTTCTTCTACTTCTTCATTAGCTAACTCATCCATTTTTTTAGCTTCGGCTTCTGTTATACCATGTCCAGATTTTATGATTTCATTAGCTAGTTTTGCTTCAATTTTTGGAGAATGACCAATGGCATAAGGAAGGTTAAACTTTCCCCAAAGCGGTCGGATTACTCTAATTTGTATTTTATTCGTTTTTGCCATGATTATTGTTTTAGAATTACTTTCCTTTAAAAAGAGAGTGGTAATTAATTTTTATGACTATGCGCTAGTCAAGAAACTATTGATTGCAAATGCTTTCGGATTTGCAATTTGTACATCTGCATGAGTGTTCACAGTAATTCGAACACTATCAGCTAAATCTTCTGAATAAGGATTTACAAGGAAGGATACCGCACCCCATTGCCCAATGTATAATTGTGCGAAATCACCATAAATTAATGGGTAAACATCAACTATTGGAGGCCCTGCAAAAGAACCGACAGGCACTAGTGAGGTCGATTTGTATTTGTAGCCATCTAGCTCATTTTTATCGATAAAAAAAGTATCAGAACTCGATGCCTTTCCTTTGGTTTTTAATGCAGCTTTTAATTTAGGATGCAATACATAGCCTAAACTATTCTCTGTAGCATCATCAGATTCTACTATCCCCTGAAGCTCTACAATCTTAGCATAATCGGCTGCTGTTGCAGCTACTTGTGTGGCAGTACTTACACCGACATAATTTAAAACACCCGTTGGAGCAACCCCTCCAGCTCCGTTTATAGCAGCTACATTAATTGTGTTTTCCCATCCTCTGGACAGTTTTCTACGAACTAATGAATCTACATCTACAGAAGATTGCATTAATAAACGATTAGACATTGAAACAGAAGCTCCAGCTCTTTTAGGATTTAAAACTGGCCCTTGATACTTATTTTTCTGTTGCGTTATATTTGCTCCTTCTGCTAACCATTCGAAGGTATAGTTGCCTGCAACCGGCATTGGGATATCACCTCCAGATAAGCCTGTTAAAACAGTAGCTCCCATTTCTTGAATCCAAAGCTTTGGTTCTAAACCATCAATAACTCTAGGGGCTTGATTTTGAACCAATTCTCCACCATACTCTCCAGCATCTTGAGACACCGTCTGTTGACTTGCTCTAATAAAAGATAAGGGAATCATTACTCTAGCTTTTTTAGAAGTTCCAAAAGAAACGCCTGCTTCGCGGTTTTCTTTTTCTGCAATTTCTTGAGCTTCTTTCTCTGCACCATCTTGTTCTTCTCCCTCTAATGCATTGCGAAGCATACGAGTTATAGAAAAACGCTTTTGTACCTTTTGTTTTTCTTCATCATCACCATCAGTAACAGATTCACCACCCACAGAAGAAGCTAACTGAGTTTCACGTTTTTCGAAGTCCTCCGTTTCTGTGATTTTATCATCAAGAGCATCAATCTCACTACGGAGTGTATCAATTTGGGTTTGTTCGTCTTCTGTGAATTCTCTTTTCTCAGTTTCACACAAGTTTACAAGCTCTCCCCATTTTTTAATTTTGGAAGCTCGCTTTTGTTTTAAGGCATCACTTTTTTTCATTGTTCTTACTTTTTTAGTTTATATAGTTCTAAGCGAGCCCTCGAAACAGAAAGCCCTTTTGTGTTTTCGGTATTTTTAGGATTGATAATTGTATCCTTAGCATCATTTAATTCTGATCTGATCTGCTTAAACACAGCATCATTTCTTTTTACATTGGCATCAGGATTACTTCCTAATGTCACTACACTCCATTCATAAAGCTCTTGCCGTAAGAAATACACATCATCATTGTCTTCTCCTTTCTCTTTATCACCGAAGCGATACTCGTACACATCAGCAGCTATTGAAGCCATACGTAGCGTACCAGCAATAATTTTCTTTCTGATCTTTTCTGCTTTTTTATTTACTTTTTCTTCCTCGAAACGAATACGAGCTAAATGAACATTTGAACCATCAGACAGTGTTTCTTTCCAAGGCCCTTTTACAGTCATTCCGATAAGATTATCAGGATTATCATCGGAGGATCTGTGTTGATAAAACACGACTGGATTCTGTTTATATCTTGTAAAATCCCAACCTTCGGAAGTGAAAATAGTACCATAGCTATCTCTCTTATCACTTGTGATTATAAAATCAAATTCACGTTGATCTTCGGTGAAACCTTCTTCCGACCGAACGTATGCTGGTATGTATATGCGTTTAGTTTCCATTCTCTGAAAATTGTTTTTCGATTTGTTCTTGAGTTAGTGTGTTAGCAGGAGTTAATGGGGTATCTAATCCTTCAAGACTATTGTAATCTTCAAGATTTCTTATTTCGTTTCTGGTGTGCCACCCGAAGTTAATGGCACGACCATAGTATTCTCCTTTGGTTTTAACATCGGTACGAATAAGAGCATTAGTATTAAATTTTACATATAGAGAAGACCTTTCCTCTTCGGTAAAAAGCTTATAGTCATATTCTTCTTCAATCCTTTTGGCCCAAGGAGCAATGGTATCTGATCCGTGTTCTAAAGATTGTTGCTCTATATTGCTTAATGTGGCCTTGTCTAGATGCTTGATCTTATGAGGAGCGATATTAAACCAGCGAGCGATATCTTCAATAGACGTTTTTTTCCAGTCTATTAAAGATGCTTCTTGAGCATTAGCAGTAATACTCATAAAATCCATACCTTCATCTAGAACACCGATGTTATGAGTGCCACCTTTCGATAGTCTTTGCTCCATTGCATCGGCTAGTTTTATTTTTGGTTGAGGATCGAGAGGTTTTGTAGTTTTAAGAATACCAGCGAGAAGACCTTTAGATTTAAAGTTTTCATCTGCAAATGTTTCTGAAGAGAGTGCTGCACCCAAGTTTTGAGCTGCATATTTAAAAATAGAAATACCACTTATCCCATTGAATGAAAACCCAGGGATGTGAATTACTTCTTCAGAATTCAATGATCTTTTATATCCTTTGATATAATAAAAGAGTTGACCATCTTTCTTTCTGATATCGTTTAGATGATCAGGATGTACAAAGTCAAAAGATGTTTGAATACCAGTAAAACTATCTCTAAGAATTACAGCAATACCATTACCTCGTAATAATGCCGAAACCATTAATGCTTTATGAAAACTGAATTGAGTCATCAAAGCATTGGGACGCTTGCTAATTAGATAATCTACCGGATGTTCGGGTTTTCTAAAACGATCTTTTTCAACTTTTTCAAAAACAGATTTAGGGAGTTTTGCAATATCATTTGATATTTGATCAATCGCATTATAGACAGCAGATAAACAAAGAGCAGTTTGATGGTTTACGAATTTTCCGCTTCTGGTTTTAGTGTTGAAAAAACTAAAGATGTCATTAGAGAACTCTTTGATTTCAGCACTCCGTGTTTGCGAGTTGAAAGGAGATTGTAATGCTCTTAATACCAGATTATCCACGAGTACAACTTTTAAGTTGTATCTAAATTAGTACGGTGGTTAAGAAAAAAGAGTCATAATTTATGCCTTTTCGAATTATCTATATAGAAAAAAACATATATGTGTTTAGTAAGTTTGAATGTATTAATATTAATGATTTATTCCATTCAATAAATGATACTGTTGTATTGATCTTTAATCATTACTATAGGGGGAATTTAGATATGACGTATATTCTTAATGAGATTCATCTCCTTCAGCAATTCCTTTACGATCTTCCATAGCTATGTCTTTAATCTTTTCAAATAACAACTTTGGTTCGTTTAATAAACCAGGGTTATCATTGAATAATTTAGCTAATTCCGGAGAGACTGTCTCTACCATTAGATTGGTTGTACCATCTCCATTTGTAGTTTTAATAGCTAATATTTGCCCTAACCTTATTGCTACATTATCATAAGGAGAAATAGCCTGAAGTAATGCAGCTGAACTTGTTGCTAATTTTTCAGTTACTTCAGCAGCTGGCAAATCAACAAAATTATGTTCTAAGGCAGATTTACCTTTTTTATATATATCGTTTATTTCTTTTTTAGAGGAATCTTTTTTAAAAAAATTCAATGATTTAAAAAAAGATCCATAAATTGGTTCTTCTTCTCCTTTATATGAAAATCCAAGTTCCTCCATGAAATTACCGACAGCAATGATTAATCTATCATTTATAAATTCAGGAATATTATCATCAGGGGAAACTATATTGACAGTTGCATTATGATTATAAGTAATCCATGTAGATAAAAACTCTTCATAATATTTATGAAACAAAGTTTTAGATGAATCATAAAGATCATCAACATATTTTTTAGCTAGTTTTTCATGTATCTCTTTGTTAGATTTTGATAGATAGAACCTTAATAATATAGAATAATATCTTTCAGCAATATCTTCAGTAATAGTTAATTTTTGTTTACCCTTTAGATAATCTAATTCTTTCTGATTTTCAATTAAATCTAATAATTCAAAACTTGTCAAAGAAATAGTAAAATCAAGCTCTTCAGTAAAAACATTGAAAGTGTGGAGAGTGCCTGTTTTAGTGGTTGTTATAATTTCTTTTTTTCTAAACCCATCTGAGTAATGAATTTTTAAATTATTACTTTCATAAAAAACAAATATTTCTTTACCCATGGTCTAGTTATTATGTATGTCAAATATAAAAAATAAAACTCTTTTAGTTTTTCATTAGGATCTTAAAATGATTTGCTATAGAGATGAAGGATATGGTTATTCTTTTTTAATCATGAAAGTTGGAGAACAACTAAATTTCTATGATTTTGTATAATATTATATACTACCATTTAATTCATCTTTTGTTCGGTAATCTAGCGGAATAGGGTAATAAGTAGGGTACTTATTTAGAATTATAGGTAATTTATCAACTTTTTTGATTTTGTCATAATGTTTGAAATTAGTTATTTCTGATAATTCCATTATTCTATTTGGATTGTCAATACTTAAAACAAATCCGAACGGCCTAAAAGTAAATTCACATACTGTGCCATATAAGTTAGTAAAGTAAATGTGGCCGTTTCTATTTTGCCCTTCATTATTTAAGTACATATAAAACCTATATCTATTTGGTAATTCTGTCAGATTTTCATCTTTTACAAATTCCAAAAGTTCAGGATAACATTCTGTGAACAAGTGATTATTACAACCAATAAACATTGATATAATTTGTTTAAGAAATTTAAGAAGGTTTATGTCAGAAATATCAAACCCATAAGCTTTAGTATTTTTGTCATTAGACTGAATAATGCTCATAGCAATTTGCGCAAATTTTTTATAGGTTCGAACATATTTAGAGCCTAAAAATCCGTTACAATCTTTGCAGAAACAGTAATCCCCTAGTCCACCTTGTTCCTTTTTAGATTTTGGTTTTAGGTTCCCAAAAACATATTCCTGGGTATTTTGATAATATTCCTTCTGATTTAGAGTATAATATTTGGTTTCTTTATTAAATGCTGAACGTGGAGGAATGTGTTCAAAATTCAATTCTTTAGTTTCTTTGCAAATTTTACATTTTCCGATTTTAGTTTTTTTTATCTTTGACATTGGTTGTACATCATGGTGTTATAAATACGTGTCGTAGCAAAGTAAAATGTTACCTTCTAGCTATTAATAAACCTATATAGATTTTTATATTTTGATTCTAAGTACAAAAAAACATTCGATCAATCACCAAAATCGGCTATAGCATATACTTGATTTCGTAGCACATATTTTATCTTTTCAAAATTTCATCTAATAAACTCTCACGTGTCGTTCCTAATATTTTTTGCTTATCCGAAGCTAGAACATTTTCTTCTAAATTTGTTATCAATTCAACAGGGTTTTGCGCAGTGATTGGTCCATTTCCAAAATTCAATTTATATTCTGAAAATTTTAAAGGTGATTTTTTACCTCCAAAAAAGAGAATCAAATCCATTTCATAATTATGTTCATCTCCTAAAGTTTCCAGATTGAAAATTAACCTTTGAGAAGTTCTTTCTGGGGCTCCAAAATGAAGGATGTCAATTTGATTCCTATTAATATACTGATGTCCTTGCAAAGTATAATTATGTGCTGTTTGAGCGTTCAA